GAAATCCGCGAGTATATCAATGACCGGCTTATCTCCCAGCGGCCTAATCCGATGGGCGAGATCCCCATCGTCCACATTGCACACCGTCCGGCCCTGGGCTCTCCCTGGGGACTGGGCGACCTGACTCCCGACTTCATCGGACTCCAGCGGGAGTATAACGAGAAGGCCATGGAGATATCGGACATCATCAATTACCATGTCTCCCCTGTCACCGTCATCACGGGCGGCAAGCCTCCGAACCTGCAGAAGGGACCGGCCAAGATCTGGGGCGTTGATAATGATAAGGCGAAGGTCTTCAACCTGGAGGGCGGCTTTGCTGGCCTGCAGCCTGCAGAGGTCTCGCTGGATCGTATCAAGACGACCATGTGTGAAATGCAGGGAGTGCCTGTCACGGCCCTTGGCCAGGAGCAGGCTATCTCTAACACTTCCGGTGTCGCGCTGTCCATTCAGTTCATGCCGACAATGCAGCAATTCGGTATTACGGAGATTCAGTATTCCCTGGGCCTTAAGGAAACCTGCCGCCTGGTGCTGAAGACCCTGTTCATCTTTGAGCCTGAAACGGTCTTCTACGACCCGAATACAGACGGCATCATGCAGGAGGGTCAGGCTCCGCAGGTCGACCCGTCCGATTACCGGGTCTATGATATCGACCTTGAATGGGCGAAGCCGCTGCCGGTCGACGTCATTCTCAAGCTGCAGGAGATCCAGCTCAAGATGGAACTGGGCCTTGAGTCAAAGAAGGGCGCGATGCGCATCCTGGGAGAGGAGTTCCCGGACGAGAAGTTGAAGGAACTGTTCGATGAGCAGATGGCCGAGCTGAAGCAGGACGCGGCCAAGTCGATCCTGAATGCGCAGGCCGCCGCTATCACCATGGCGCTTACCGGGCTGGTGCCGGATGGCTACGGTGAGCAGCAGCCGCCGCCTCCGAACCAGGACGGTACTCCGGCGGCACAGCCAACTCCCCCTGCCCAGCAGTCCCAGAATCTTCCGCAGCTTCCTGACATCGGCGGGATAGCAGCCGCAATGGCGCAGTCGGGTAAGAACATGATGGCTGACATCGTCGCTGACGCGTACGGGGCGCACACGACTCCCCGCCGGGATATCGACGTGAATCAGAATGACACGACGTAATGAGTGCCCAGGATCATCTGAATTCGGTCCAGTTCAAGGGTAAGTACCTATACCATGAGTCCCATCTCAATGATCGTGAGTCAATACGATCAGGCGGACTGGAAGCTCGTACGCCATTCAATAGCTGGGGGGACGGCAGCAAGACGCCCAAGGGCGTGTACATGTCGGAGGGTAATAACTCGGAGTATGGCAGCAGCATGAACTCCGCGCAGCACTTCGGGTATGACCGCTGGCGGGTTAACGTCGAGGGCATCGGCGCGCAGAAAGATCTTGACACCGGGCACACCACGTCCTGGCACACACCAGATAACATCTCACCAGATCGGATAAAGCTCGTCAAGAAGGGCTCACCCAACTGGCAGCAGAACATTTGATATGCTAGGCAATAAGTTAAAGGATACGCACTACCACTCGGGCTCAACTCGGACACTTACTCGTCACTAACAAGGGATCATGTCATGACCACACCAATTCAGGCCACCGATGCACCAGTTGTCACTCCCGCTAACTCAGGAATCCCGTTGACACAGCCACTTACGGCTCAGCCGGACCAGACTTTCACGGCGGCCCAGGTCGAGCAGTTCCGGGCAGAGGAAAAGGCCAAGCTGTATAAGCAGCAGGAGGAGCTGAAGGCACAGCAGAAGGCTATGCAGGCAGAGCTGGACAAGTACAAGAGCGCTGAAGACGCCCGCGAGACTGAGGCTAAGGCCACTGCTGAAGCAGCCGCCGCAGCGCAGAAGGCAAAGGACGAGGAAGAGCTGGATGCCAAGTCTCTTCTCGCCAAGCGTGATCAGGAATGGTCTGCCAAGTTCGCGCAGCTTGAGGCAGAGCGCGCACGTGATCATGCCCTCCTGGAAAAGGAACGACAGTACTCTGAACTCCAGGCTTACATTGCTCGTCGTGTTACGGAAGAGCGCGATGACATAGAGGAAAACCTCCTCGACCTAGTAACTGGGTCTACTCCGGAACAGGTCGAGGCGTCCATTGTTTCAATGAAGCAACGGTCTATGCGTATAATGGAGAATGCCAGGCAGAATGGCGTGATGACAAGGGCAGCAATGCCCGGAGTATCGTCAGCCGCCGGGAATGCCGGGCCTCTAGATCAACTAGGCGAGCCGCGTGAGCCTACTGCAGAAGAGATCGCTTCTTATGCACCGGGGTCACCGGAACACCTGGCAGCTCGCGCCCGGTACGGAATCGGGCGACAGCAGGCACCGTCAATGTTTGGGTAAACCCAGACAGGACTGAAAGGTCACCAATATGGCTGCACACGTTAAACCTCTTAAAGAGGGCGTGCTGACATGCCTAAACTGATGGCACTAGTTGCCTACAAGTTGTCCTTTTCAAATGTTATGGACAATTCCGATACACTTAACTTGGCGGAACTCGCCAATGCAACAATCAAGGACGTGGTCTAATTGGCAGGCTCCTCAATCACTGGTACGCAGTACGCTGCGTCTGCCCCGACCGCGTATGCCGGTGGAAGTTCGCAGCTTACAGCCGCCATCCAGGTTCTATGGAGCAAAGAAATTTTGTTCCAGGCAATGCCCACGCTCCGGTTTGAACAATTCGCGGTTAAAAAGACTGAGCTGGGCACTCAGCCTGGCACTACGGTCAATTTCATGCGATACAACAACCTCGGGCCTGCCTCGCAGCTCGTTGAGGGTATCCGCATGGCGACTCAGGCGCTGACTGCCTCTCAGTTCTCCATCACGGTGGCTGAGCACGGCTACGCCGTAGCTACTACGGAGTTCTTGCTCAACGCTTCCTTCGATGACGTCATGGCCTCGGCCGCGCGTCTCCTGGGCAGGAACATGGCCCTGTACCTCGACGGTGCTGCCCGTGACACCCTCTACCAGGCGTCCTCGATCCTCTACGGCTACAACAAGCCAGCGCTGGCCGGGACTATCCGTAGTCCTCTGTCGCCGTACGACCACGGTACTCCGGCGACCTCGCGTGGTGCGCTATCAGCCGGGAACTACGCGTTCACCACGGCCCTGGTAAAGGATGGCGTACTGACCCTGGCGAGCAAGAACGTCCCCCGCCTGGGCGACACCTACGTGACCTTCATCCATCCTTCGCAGTCGCGGTCCCTCCGTGACGACCCTGAGTTCATAGAGATCTCGAAGTACGCCCAGCCGGGTTCCTTTATGCTAGGTGAAATTGGCCGTTACAACGACGCGGTCTTCATCGAGACCACGCAGGTCGAACCTCAGTACGTCTCCGGTTCGACTGGCGCGACCTTCAACGACTCGATCATGATGGGCGACAACGCATTCGGTCACGCCATTTCCCTGCCGGTTGAACTGCGTGACTCCGGCATCCTGGACTACGGCCGGGAGCACGGACTGGCCTGGTATTCCATATGGGGTCTGGGGCTCCTAACGGATCAAAGCTGCGTGATCCTAGAGACCAATTGACCATACTCGACTACCGTCGTACACTACCTGATGGCCAGAGGCCCACAAAGCTTCTGGCCATTAGGCTAGAATGACCACATGGACCACTAACAAGGGACACGAAAATGGCACCAGCTCCTAAGACCGCACAGAGGGCCACCCCCCGCGCGAAGACCTCAGTCAACCCCGGTGATCATACCGCGCTGCGGAAGCAGCAGCTTGAACGTGAGAACGCCGCCGCTATAGCAGAGCGCGCCGCAGAGCTGACCATGCTGACTCAGGCTGAGGCTTCCCAGGTCCGCGACGAGATCCTCGACTACACGAATATCGATACCCCGCTGCCGGAGTACAAGCCCGCAGTGGACGACACCTCCCCGGTCATTGAGTGCGTCATCAAGTACGAGATCGACCGGATGGCATTCGGGATGAAGATCAACCGTCCGGCCGAATACGACGAGGACGGTTTTACCACCCGACCGGCCGAGCTTGGCGGGATTCGCTTTCTCTCGTTCGAGGAGGGACGCCGGTACAAGCTGCCCCGCGCACTCTACGATCACCTGGATACCAGGGGATATATTCTCCATTGATCAGTGACATGAGGAGTTACTTATGGCCGGTGGGCAAGTCGCCCAGGTAGGCGCGCAGATGATGCTGAATCACCTGCTTGGCAATGCCGCGCCGGTTGTGTCCGCGACCGCTCCCGCTATTCCTGTTCCGGGTCAGTGGTGGATTAACACATCGTCTGGTAACTCCGTCAATCAGTACAACGGGACGGCCTGGGTTGTCGACAGCGGTAACCGGTACCTCGCGCTGCTTACGGCAGACCCTACCCTGCTCCCGGCGGTTCTTATCTCTGACCTGGCCGAAGTAACGACTCCTGGTTATTCGAGACAGCTCGTTACCTGGTCCGACGCCAGCTCTGCCTACCCGTCTGTCTCTGACAATTCCGGTAACGTAACCTGGGGACCTTTCACGGCTAACATGGCAGTCGGTACTCAGTGGGTCGCACTGGTAACTGCAGCTTCCGGTTTGACCGGGCTACTCCTGTACACTTGGACTGTCGGCCTCCAGCAGGTCAATACCAGTGAATCAATTCAACTTGCTGCTACGGAGTTCACGCTAGCACAGGCATAAGGATTACCCATGACAGCCATCGTACCTGGAGACGTCCTCCTCTACCTGTCCGCACCTTCAGCCTCGGCCGGTTTCGCCACTGCCGGTACCCCTGGTTCCTCCTGGGGCAAGTACGTTTCCTCGACGCCTCTTTCCGCCACTACCTATGACAACCTGTTCTCCGACATCACCGGAGCCGAGAACGCCGCCTCCCAGGTTGACTACGCCTGTCTCTTCATCCTGAACAACACTGCCTCGGGTAACTCCATGCTGAATGTCGTGGCGTGGCTGCCGACTTCCTCGAATGTAGCGGGCGCGACGGTGAAGGGCATCGGGGCTGACCCGGCTGCGGCTTCGGTCAAGACGTCCTCGTCTCCCCAGGCTGCGGTTATCTCAACTAACACTAACGCTCCCACTGGCGTGTCCACCTGGGTTTACGATACGACCTCAGACCCGTCGAGCCCGTCCTATGCCAATGGCCTCCAGCTCGGGACGATCGCGCCGGGGTACGTCAAGGCAATCTGGGTTAAGCGAACCGCCGGTAATACCGCTCCGGTTAACGCGGACGGCTACGGTCTTCAGGTTGACTTCGACACGATGGGCTAGACACAGTTGGCCCGATCATGATCATGGCATTCGCGGGCTGACCAAATAAACCGTCTTCTCTTGTATGATGAGAGAGGACCCCTGAATTAAGGATATAGATATGGCAGGAACCGAAGGCATCAAGTGGATTGTTGAGGCTCGCGTCGAGAAGTACACCGACGAGCAGGTCGATTACGCCACTGCCAGGACCGGCATTGACGCGCCTGGAGGAGACATCCTGCGTCATGTGTGCGGAACTCCTGATGATGGTATTGCGCATGCGCACGGCAACCTGCTGACTACTGTCGGCCTGACCGCGATCACCGCCCTGCTTACCGGGACCGGCGGGTCGGGTGCGCTGTACAACCTGAAGGCCGGGTCTCCTACGACTAACGCCATCATGGGTGTCGGGACGTCTGCCACCGCAGCGGCTATCACCGACGTCGCGCTGGGGTCTGACAACACGGCCAACGCTTATTACCAGAACATGGATGCCACCTACCCGACCGTCGCAGCCGGTGTCATCACGGGCCAGTGCTCCTTCCTGACAGGCGTGGCCAACTTTGCATGGAATGAGTGGTGCTTCGCCTCCGGCAACGGCACTATCACGCCGGGTATTGCGCTGGGTTCCGTCTTCGCGACGAACGCGAGCAAGGCAATGTGGAACCACAAGATCCAGTCCCTCGGGACAAAGACCAGTGGTACCTGGGTCCTAGTCGCTACCGTCACCCTCGCCTGAGGTAGCCTCCTCCCGCTTAGGAGGCGAGCATGACAGTATCGCTGGTAGGCACTGCCGGTGTTCTCGCCCTAGGCACAACTTCT